CGACCGGCCGCGCACAGGTGGCTGCGGGCCTGAAGCTGCCGATCTTCACCTTCGTCGCCTTCGGTGCCGACGACCTGCTGGTGGCCTGGGTGCCAGGCGCCGAGGACAGCACCGGCAAGCTGGAGGGCCTGCTGGCCGAGCCGGTGGACACCACCGTCACCGGCACCAATGCCGCGACGTTCGCCCCGTATTACGAGGCCGGCGTCTTCAACCATGAGGTGCTGAACTGGCCGACCGACCTGGCCGCCGCCGCTCTGCCGGCGCGCAAGGCCGCCCTCGCCGGGACACGCTTCTCCGTCGATCGCCTGCCCTGAGTCGAACGACCAGCCCGCAGCCCCGTCACCCCTAAGCGCAGGACAGGAAACCAATGGCTACCGAAGACATCATCCAGCTCTGGGATACCTGGGAGTTCACCGCCCTCCTGACGGACGACCGTTACGTCCGACCCGATGGCTTCTGGCTCCAGTTCTTCCCGACGCCGTTCTTCAGCGAGAAGGAAGAAATTTTCTTCGATGAGCTCCCCATCGAAGATCGCCGGATGGCGCCGTTCGTCATGCCGCACCTCCAGGGCCGCATCATGCGCGCCCCGCAGGGTGCCGGGCTGCGTTCCTTCCGCCCCGCTTACCTGAAGCCGAAGCACGAAGTCTCGCCCTCCATGGCGGTCCCGCGCATGCCGGGCGAGCCCCTGGGCGGCAATCTGTCCCGGCAGGAGCGTTTCAACCGCATCGTCGCCGACCGGGCGATCCGTCAGGATGCGATGATTCGTCGGCGCTGGGACTGGATGGCGGCGCAGGCCGCGATCTACGGCTATTGCGACGTGGCCGGCGAGGACTACACGCCCGTCCGCATCGACTTCCGCCGCGACGCCGACCTGACGGAAGTGCTGACGGGCACCGCCCGCTGGGGTCAGGCCGACGCCAACCCGCTGAAGGACGTGGCGGATATGCGCGGGCGCGGTTTGAAGAAGGGCCGCTCGCCCATCAACCGCATCGTGATGGGCTCGGGGGCGGCGGCCAACTTCCTGGCTTTCCCCGGTCTGAAGGAGTTGACGGACCTGCGCTACCGCCAGTCCGGCACCGCCACGTTCAACACCTCCGGCTTCCGCTCCGGCGAGCCGGTGGAGGCCATCGGCACCTTCGTCCTGCCGGACGGCGGCACCGTGGAGTTCTTCAAATACGAGAACTCCTATGAGGACCCGGTGGACGGCGTGGAGAAGCCGCTGCTGCATGAGAATGACGTGGTGGGCGTGGGCACGGGCCTGAACGGCATCCGCGCTTTCGGCGCGATCGAAGACATCAAGGCCGGCATGCAGGCCACCGATGTCTTTACGAAGAACTATGAGAAGGACGATCCCAGCAAAGCGTTCGTCGTCTCGCAGTCCGCCCCGCTGATGGTCCCGGGCAATCCGGACAACAGCTTCCGCCTGCGCACGGCCTGAACGAGTTGTGACCTGAGACGGCCGGGGGAAACCCCGGCCACTCCGCCTACCCCCTTCCCCACCCCGAACCAGGAGACGCCCCATGCCGACCAAGGTGGCAGTCCATTCCATCACTGTGATGCGCGACGGCAAGCGGATGCGCGTGAAGGCCGGCGAGCCATTCAACTTTACCAAGGACGAAATTTCGGCCCTGGAAGCCTCCTCGCCGGAGTCCATTCGCAACGCGAAGAACGAAGCGCCGATCAGTGAGGCCGAGGCCGAAGCGCAAGGCGACGCCGAGGTGCAGGCCGAGGCGCAGCGTGCGGCTGCCGCCGGCACCAAGCCCGCCGCTGGCACCAAGCCCGCCGCAGCCGCTGCGAAGCCTGCCGCCGCTGCGAAGCCCGCCGCTGCCGCCGCTGCCGCCAAGGCCGCGACCCCGGCTGCCGGCGCCGGCACCGACGACATCTGAGTCGTCATCGTGGATTGGGCGGACCACAAGGCACTCGCACGGCGGACGGTGCATGACACCTTCGCCGTGGAGGCGTTCTACGAGGACGACACCACCGCTCAACCGGTGGGCCTGAAGGTTCGCTACCACAACCGACTGGACCGCAGCGGCATCGGGGGTTCCGATGGGTTCGCTGCGGTCCTGGAGGGCATCGACCGCCTCGTGTTTGACCGCGAGGAACTGGCGCGCAAGGGCGTGACGCTTCAGGCCGGCGCCAAGGTCTCCTTCCCGAAATACGGCGTCGCCTTCAATCTGGAGACGATGGACCCCAAGGAGGGTCCTGTGACGGTCATCTGGACGGTCAGCTAGGCATGGTCGTCTCGATTCAGCCTGAAGGCATCCCCGGCATCCAGCGATATCTGGAAGACGCGCCGGACGTGGCTCGCCGGGCAGCGAGCCTCGCCATCAACCAGACCGCCAGCCGCAAGGGGTTGTCGATGGTCAGGGACCTGATGCGCGAGCAGATCGCGTTTCCTCGCGGCTATCTGGAAGACCCGGAGCGGCTGAGCGTGACGCAGAAGGCCACGCCGCAGAACCTCCAGGCCGCCATCACGGGCCGCCATCAGCCGACCAGTCTGGCCCGCTTCGCCACGAGTGGCAGCCCCGCTGTGCGCAACGCGCCCGTGCGGGTGCGGGTCAATCCCGGTCGCACCGTCACCCTGGATCGCGCCTTCCTCCTCCGGCTGCGGGGCGCCGTCGATTCCTTCAACCTTGGCCTCGCTGTGCGGCTCCGGCCCGGCGAGACCATCGAGAACAAGAACTTCATGGTGAAGTCGATGGGCGCCGGGAGCGGCGTCTATCTGCTCTACGGCCCGTCTGTGACCCAGGTGTTCCGCGACGTTGCCGTGGACGTTGCCCCCGCGCTGATGGACGAAGTGGAAACTGAGTTCCTGCGCCAGTTCATCCGCCTCTCGAAGTAGGAGAGCACCGTGCCCGAGTCCCTCCGCCTCAACATCCTGAAGGCGCTTTCTGACCACCTGGCGGGCACACCACTAGCCGGCGGCAAGACCCTGGGTGAAGCCTCTGTGTATCGGGGTAAGCTGCTATTCGGTGCCGAGATGAAGCTGCCGGCCCTGTCGGTGCTGGAGGCCCCGCGGCAGGACGATGGTATCCCCGGGGCCGAGAAGGGCGTGAAGCGGAGCGAAGGCTGGGCGCTGCTGGTGCAGGGCTGGGTGCCCGATGACAAGCGGAACCCCACCGACCCGGCCTATGAGTTTTGCGCCAGAGTCGAGCAGCGGATGTCGATGCTCGTGGATGAGGCCAACGGACAGCCGGTCTATCCCGACATATACCGCCTTGGAAAGCTGCCCAACGGCCGCTACCGCATCGCGGGCCTGACGTGGGCGCCGCCGGTTGTCCGCCCGCCGCAACAGGGCGTGTCCGACAAGGCTTTCTTCTATCTTCCCGTGACGCTCTCCGTTGCTATAGATATTAGGGAGCCGTTCGTCACGGCAGGTTAGGGAAGTCCATTTCTTCCGCAACTCGTAAGGAGGTCATACCATGCCGCAGGACCAGATGCTTGGCGCCGGCAAGCTGTTTTTCACCCTGTTCCCCACAGGTCAGTTCACCAACGCAGGTGCCATGGAATACTTCGGCAACACGCCGGAGCTGAGCACCACGCAGGACGACACGGTGCTGGACCACTACGACGCCGACAACGGCATTCGTAAGAAGGACATCAGCATCGTCACCAGCCGCGACCGCACGGTGTCGTTCACGACCGACAACATCTCGGCCGAGAATCTGGCCCGCTGGTTCTCCGGCGAGCAGCAGACCATCGCGCAGACCGCCGCGACGGAGCTGAGCCAGACCGAGACCGTGAAGCGCGGCGGCTACATCCAGCTCGGCGTCAGCGACGCCCTGCCGGCCGGCGCCCGCAGCGTTACCAACGTCGAGATCACCAACGGCGGCACCGCCGTCGCGGCGGCGGGCAACTACACGGTCGATCTGGACCGCGGCATCATCTTCATCCTGGCCGAAGCAGCGGATATCGAAGACAAGGATTCGATCACCGTCACCTACGACCGGGCGCTGGTGACGCGCGAGGTGGTGGTCAGCGCCGACAAGTCGCTGTTCGGCCGCCTCTACTTCCAGGCCGACAACGGCTACGGCGCGAACCGCGACTACACCTGGCCGTTCGTCAAGCTGACCCCGACCGGCGACTTCAACATCAAGACGGACAACGATTGGGCCTCGCTGTCCTTCGAGTGCGAGGTGTTGAGCCCGCCGACCGGCCCGTCCGTCATCATCGGCTGAAGGCATCCCGCAGATGAACCTGGCTGATTTCGAGCCGGTCACGCTGTCGGTGAAGATCAAGGGCAGTTCCTTCCTCGTGAGGGGGCTGTCCTTGGCCGATCTGACGCCGCTGATCGCGACCTATTACCCCGACTTGAAGGTCTTGGTGGAAAGCTGGTCCGGCAGTCGCATTGACGCCATCGGCGACGCGCAGTTGCAGCAGTTCATCCTCGACCTGTGCGCCCGCGCCCCCGCCCTCGCGACCGACATCATCGCGGCCGGCGCCGACATTACGGAAGAGAAGGGTCGGATTGCGATCCGGCGTATGCCCTTCCCGGTGCAGGTCGAGGCTCTGAAGTCGATCTTCCACCTGACCTTTGAGGACATCGGCGGCGCGGGAAACTTCGCAGCGACTCTCGTAAGCCTAACCGGCGGAATGTTCCCCGGCGCGGCGGCGGCAATCGAGAAGTCGCTGGAAGGTATGCAAGCCGCGTTGATGAACTCCTCGCCGGTCTCCGGCGTGACGTGAGCCTGCTCCTCGCCCAAGGCCACACCGCAGCCCGCCGGTATCCGGTCGGGATGGTGTGGTCTGAGGTGAGGTTCGTTCGGGAGCGGGTGATCGAGCAACACCGCACTGAAGCTGTGCTGATGAGCGCCGTCGTCGCGAACGCCATAGGCGGGAAGAACGTGCTCAAAAAGGCCCTGGAGGCGCTGGACAATGGCTGAGACCAGTAAAGACATCCGGCTCCTCATCTCCGGCGAGTTGAAGAATGCGCGGGCGTTCAAGGAAACGGCCGCGCTGATTTCCGATCTGACGGATGAGATCGGGAAGCAGGCCCAAGCGGCGTCGCGCGGCGAGGCGTCGATGGAGCGGCTGGCGGAAGCCGTCGCCGAACTGAAGCAGGCGGGCGACTCCCTGGTCGCGGCGCAGGGCCTTGTGGACAGCCTCCGCAAGACGGATGAGCGGCTAGTCAAGGCTGCCGCCAGTGCCGAGAAGGCGCAGAAGCGGTTCGAGGAGTTTGCCGAGAAACTGAAGGGCGCGGAGACCGTCACGCAGGCGCAGAGCGACAAGCTGGCCCGCCTGGAGACTGCTGCGCAGAAGACCACCACATCGCTCGCCAACCTGACGCGAATCGCTGCCGAGCAGCGGGCCGGGCTGGTGGAGCTCGGCCTCAGTGCCGATCATCTAGCCGAGAACACGGAGCAGATCGTCACCTCCGCCCGGCAAGCAGGTGAGGCCCTGGCCTCCGTTACGAAGATCACCAAGGACAACACCGAAGCCGCCCGCGAATACCAGGGGCAGTTGCAGCGCGCCGCAGAGATTCGGAAGCAGCAGGCGACGGCGGATGAGCAGGCCGCCCGGAACGAGCAGGTCTCCGCCCGTCGTCGTGTCGCCGACATGGAATCCATCCTGCGGGCGAACCAGAGCTCCTTCAACGACTTCCTGGCGCAAGAGGCGCGCGGGCTCCAGATGCAGGAGCGGTCCCGCGCCGCTGCGCGGGAGGCAGCCGAAGCATTCCGGCAGGCCGGCGAGAAGGCAATCGCCTCGGCACGCGGCTACACCACCCTGGCGGACGCAAGCAGCCGCCTGGGGCCGGCGATGACGGCTGCCGCTGCCGGCGTCGGGAACATCCTGGATAAGGCGTCTGAGGAGCGGAAGACCCTCTCCGGCCTGGAGCAGCAGCTCACCGGCCTGACCCAAGTAGTGGAGGGCATCAAGGGTCCACTGAAGGACTATGAGGTCACGCTGAAGTCCATCGGCGCGATCCAGTCCGAGATCGCCCGCAAGGCCGACCTAGTGGACGCCTTCAGCAACCAGGTCGCTGCCGTGAGGGCGGCGCGGGCGGAGTTCGTCGCGGCGCGAACCGAAGCACTGCGGCTGGGTCAGGCGATGGCGGCGGCCACCAAGCCGAGCGACGAACTGGCTGCTGCCAACCGCAAGGCGCAGCAGAACCTTGCCTCCGCGTCCCGCGAGCTGACGAACCAGTTCCAGAAGGCGCAGCAGCTTCGCCAGACGCTCCAACAGGCGGGGCTCGCGACCAACAACCTCGCGGACACCCAGCGACGCCTGGAAGCGGCTGCCCGGCAGACCACCACAACGGCCGGCCGCTTGACCGCTGCCTTCGAGAAGCACGGACGCTCGACCGAGGGCGGAGCCCTATTCGGTCTCTCACCCTATGCCTTGCAGAACCTCGGCTACCAGATCAACGACGTGTTCACCCAGCTTGGGTCTGGCGCGTCGATCATGCAGACGCTCGCCCAGCAGGGCGGGCAGATTTTGCAGATTTTCCCCGGCGCGTTCGCCGCCATCGGGACCTACGCGCTACCGTTGACAGCAGCACTGGCTGCCCTGGTCGTGGTGGTTGGCTCGCTCAATCGGGCGGCCGAGAATGCCGCGGCCCTTCGCCAGTATTCCGGCACCCTCGCGCTCATCCCCGGTAGCGCCGGCACCACGGCGGCGAGTCTGGTCCGCGTGCAACGCGAGATCACCAACATGGGTGCCTCGTGGGAAGATGCCGGCAAGGTGGTGAATGATGCCATCGAACGGAGTTTCCGCCCCGAGCGCATCGCCGAGTTCGCGAAGTACGCGCAGAACCTTGCCGACATCAAGCCCGGCTTGGCGCTGACCGACGCCTTCAAACTGGTCGCCGATGCTGCGCAGCGCGGCTATCCGGCGGTCCTGAAGTTGCAAGAGGCGACCGGGCTGTTCACGGCGGCGCAGATGGAGGCGCTGCGGGCCGCGAACGAGCAGGGCAAGGCCCTGGAGGAGCAGCGGATCGTCACCGAAGCCCTCGGTCGGACAAACGAGGCTGCCGAGAAGTCTACCGGGGCCTGGACGCGGGCATGGCGCGATTTCAAGTCCGCCCTGGACGCGGTGTTCGAGCGTCTGTCCAACACGGCGCCCGTCCAGCTTGCGATCTCTGCCTTCAACGCCCTGGCCGGCGCCATCAGCACGGCCAGCCGCGCAGTGAAGAACTTCGTCCTGCCGGACGCCGCCGCGTCGGCGCAGGACGCTTTGGCGACAGCTCAGAAGCGCCTTGCCGAATTCGACCGAAACCAAGCGGGCACGGCCTTCGGCGGCGTCGCCACCAGCCCCATGGCGCAGCGCGCCCGAGCCCGCTTGCTGGAGGATGTCGCGAAGGCGCAGGAGGCGCTGAACGCCGCACAGAAGGAGGGCGTCAAGCCGGCCGAGGATGTGACCGTTGCCACGGAGCGCCAGCAGGCCGCGAACCAGCGCGCCCTGGTAGCGACCCGGCGGCGGATCGACGGCGAGACCGACCTGACCAACGAGCAGAAGGTCCAGAAGGCTGTTCGGGAGGCCCTGGCAGCAGCCGAGGCGGAGGGCGCCGATGCAGCCACGAAAGAGGAGATTGCGCGCCGGGCCAGGGAGGCGCAGGAGGAAGAGAACCGGACCAACGACTACAAGCGGAACGCCGCCGCCCGCGCCACGGCAGCCAAGGATGGCGCGAACAGCGCGCGGATCGAGGCTGCCGCCATCCGGGCGCGGAACGCCGCCGTGGCCGAGGGAGTCACCTCCCAGAAGGCACTTCGCGAGATCATGACTAGCGCCCGCGAGGAGGAGCGTGGGCGGATCGCGCAGGAGCGTGCCGGCGCGTCGGCAGCGAAGGCCCGGCTGAGCCAGGAGCAGTCCGTTGCCAACCAGATCAGCAGCCTGATCGCCGCTGCGAACCGAAAGGACACGCAAAGCCTGGAGAACCGCCTGGCCGCGGTCAACGAGCAATACGAGCGCATCTTCCGCGCCATCGAGAAGTTCCGCGCCTCCGGCGGCTCCTCGATCAGCGGGGTGCCCCTGTCGCAGATCGAGGCGCAGGTCCGGGCGCAGTTGACCCTGCTCCAGCAGCAGGAGACCCAGAAGTTCTACGAGCAGCAGATGAACGAGTTGGTGCAACAGCGCACCGCCCTGTTCCGGGCTGTTCGCGATGAGCAGCAAAGCGGGCTGATCGACGGTGCCACGGCCATCGACCGCATCCGGCAGATCAGCGACGACTTGGCGCCCCGCATGCGGGACATCGCCACGCAAGCCGTCGCCTTCGCCACCAGTCTGAAGGGCGCGGCACCCAACCCGCGCCTGGAAGCGTTCCTGGCGCAGATGCGGCAGGCTGGCGGGCTGACCGGCGGCACTGCCGGCCCCCGCGCTGCGAGCGCGCCTAGCCCGACGCAGCAGGCGTCCACGCAGGCGGTGGGGGACAGCGAGCGCGAGATCAACCGCCTCTTCCAAGAGCGCAACGCGACGGTCTCCGCCTTCAACAACCTGGTGCGGGATGGCACCCTCTCCTACACCGAGGCGCAGACCAAAATTCGCGCCGCCTACGAGTCCAGCGAGCCCGCTATTCAGCAGGCGATCTCGGACTTCCAGAAGACCAACAACTCCGCCTACGAATTGGGCGCGACAACGCAGAGCGCCTTCGACCTGGCGAATGCGAAGATCGCGAACTTCAGCAGTAAGGTTGCCTACGTCGATCCGCAGATGCAGCGCATCGGCAAGGCCATCGACGACGCCTTCGTGAACTCGGCGGGGACTGCCATCGACAGCATCAGCCAGTCCATCGCTGGCATGATCGACGGCACCATGACGGCGGCCGAGGGGTTCGAGGCAATCGGGCAGGCGGCGCTCCAGATGGGCGCGGACATCCTGAAGGCCATCGCCATGGCGATCGTTCAGGAGCAGGCCCTTATCGCGGTCCAGACCATTCGCCGCTCCCTGGGCGCGTTCCACGGAGGCGGCCTGGTGGGCGGCACGCAGGGTGTCCGACGTACCAACATCGACCCTTCCGTCTTCGCGTTCGCCCCGCGCTACCACAACGGGTCGAATGGCCCGGTTGGTCTGCGCCCGGATGAGCAGGCAGCCATTCTCCAGAAGGGCGAAGAGGTGCTGACGGCCGACAACCCCCGTAACCTCGCCAACATCGCCAAGGGCGGCGGGCAGGCAGCCGGCGGTGGTGAACTGGCGATCCGCAACGTGCTGGTGACGGACCCCAACTTCGTGCCGGACGCCATGGCCTCCAGCTCGGGCGAGAAGGTCATCATCACGGCGATCCGGCGCAACGCGCCCGGCATCAAGCAAGCCTTGGGAATCCGGTAATGGCCCTGCGCAACATTCCGACGTGGACCATCCGCCCCAACTGGTCGAGTGGCGTGCTAGAGCGGCTGGAGTGGCTGACCAGCGTGCTCCAGAGCCCCAGCTACGCCGAGCAACGCATTCAGCTACGGCAGGCCCCTCGCCGCAGCTTCGAGTTCAGCACCCTCCTGGCTGGGCCGGAGCGCACTCTGTTCGATCTCGGCGTCAGCCGGGTCGGCCGGGGCGACTGGTATCTACCGATTTGGCACGATGTGGCGATCACCGACGCCGCAGTCTCGGCCGGCGGCAGCACCACGATCCGGATGGACACCGCCGGCCGGGCCTTCACCGCAGGCGGCGCCCTGGTACTGATGAGCCGGAAGGCGCTTCAGGCGGAGACGCTGGAGATCGCCGCCGTCTACTCGGACGCCGTGGTGGTGTCCTCCCCGCCGACCCGCTCCTGGCCGAAGGGAACGCGAGCTTATCCTGCGCGCATCGCCCGGCTCGGCGAGGAGCCGAAGCCCGTCCGCATCAGCGACCGCGTGGAAACCGCGACGGTGCGCTTCGACGTGCAGGAGCGCGACACGACCCTGGCGGCCCCTTTGCCGGATACCTATCGCGGCTTCCCGGTCCTGCTGCGCCCTCCCAATGAGACAGGCTCCCTCGATCGCGAGTATGCGCGGCTGCTGAAGGAACTCGACAACGGCACGGGCAAGCCCCTGGTGGTGGACACCGCCGGCTTCCCGACCCGCCTCCAGAAGATGGCCTGGATGCTGCGCGGGCATGGTGGACACGCCGAGGTGCGGTCCCTGCTGCACGTGCTGCGCGGGAAGTTAGTTCCCGCCTGGATGCCGACCTTCGCGGCAGATTTCGACCTGGTTGAAACAGCAGAGGCAGGACATGATGCGATCACTGTCACTGGTTGCGGCTTCACTGCTTTTGGTGGCCCCCAGCAGGGCCGCAGTGATATCCGCATCCAGCTCCGCGACGGAACCAGCTTGTTCACGCGCATCTTGTCTTCCGAGGAGACCAGCGCAGGAGATGAGCGGTTGGTCTTGGAATCCCCGCTCCCTCGCGGCTTCTCGGCAGAGCAGGTTCGCCGCATCAGCTTCATGGAGATCATGCGACTGGACCAAGATTCAGTCGAGATTTCACACGAGACGGACGAGGCTGGCGTCTCTACAGTCGTCACGACGTTCCGCAGCACGCCGGAGAGCCGCATTGCGGCTGACTGGAGTCCGCCGGAACTGCCGATGAAGGTGATGACTCCGGGAACTTGCGGCGAGCCGCCTCCTTCAACTCCGCAACCGGGGCCGGTCTCTTGGTTCGCTCACCGGGGCGAATGGCCGGGACAGGAATCCACCCCGATCGAAAGCGGGGCGGTATATAACGATTACGTCTGGTCCTACGAGAAGATTTCCGACACAGCAGATAGGTTCATAGTCAGTTCGATCGAGGGTACAGACGTTACCTTCCCGTTCCTGCGTTTCGACTATGAAGACGAATATTCAAAGCCCGTCTACTTCCGCGAGCCACAAGGCGACACTTGGAAGGTGGTTCACCGTGTCAAAATCACGGGACAGCATTACCTGGTTCGGCTCGGCCTCGGCGCGCGGAATGATTTGCAAGACTTCTGGACCAACATGAACTTCCCGGACGTTACGGTTCAGCACTACGCTGACATCGACCCGGACGGCATACGCGCGCCGTACTACCTCTACGTCCAGCTCGACCGCCTATACAACGGCGGCACGGAGATGGTGTCCATTGGCACTGAAGCCGCTGTCCCGGACGATGACCCCTGGTACGGCGGCTGGGCGACGAACGTGTTTCGGTTCCCGACCGGGACAGAGATCACGATCACCTATCTGTTCAAGGATGCGATGCAGTCGGTTTACGTCAATGGTCTCCTCATGTGGACCAGCGAGGGCGCCTATAACGAGGCCGATCTCCACCTCCTCAACAGAGTTTACGGCAATGTCGGCCACTTCCAGCCCTTGCACCTTGACGCGGCCACTGCGGACGTTCTGGTGGACTGGCAATACCTGTATTCGCCGATCCCGTCTGGCGAGATTGGGAACGGCATTTAAGGGGCTACGGTCATGTCTTTCTCGGAGAGAGAGGTTTCAAACTACAGCGGCCAGCCGGTCCTTCTCTACGACTTCTCCCGCGGGGCGATGCACTGGCGGTATTGCACGGCGGCCGAGGACATCACCCTGGAGGGCGCAAACTACGAGGCAGTTCCGGTCTCGGACGGCGGTGTGGTGCAGTCCGGCGACACCAATGCCGACACCTTTGAGGTGACGCTGCCGGCGGCGTCTGCGGTGGCCCAACTCTATGCCGGCACCCCACCGTCCGATCCGCTGACCCTGGTGGTACGCCGGCTGCACTTCGGCGACGCAGATGCGCCCGCTATCTGGAGCGGACGGGTTCTGACTTGCACGCAAAATGATGAAGCACAGGCGACGCTGGCCTGCCAGTCGCTCATCAGCCTGTTCGCCACAGATGGTCTGCGTCTCGCCTGGCAGCGGACCTGCCCACATATGCTCTACGACAGCGAGTGCCGCGTGGACAAAGCCGCCTATGCCGTGCGTCTCGTGGTCTCTGTCGCGGCGACCCTGACGCTGCAACTGGACGGCGCCGACGCTTTCGAGAGCGGCTACTTCGCGGGCGGCTGGATCGAGTGGGAGGTGGCGCCCGGCACCCTGGAGCGCAGGATGGTCGAGGCCCATGTCGGAAATCAGTTCGGCATGGCGGGCGTCACCGATGGGATTACGGCGGGCCTCTCCGTCACTGCCTATCCTGGCTGTAGCCGCACCGCAGATGTCTGCAACGGGCGGTTCAACAACATCGGCAACTACGGCGGCATCCTGCACCTGCCCGGCAAGAGTCCCTTCAACGGCGAAGCCGTGTTCTAGGAGGACGATATGGACCCCTATTCCGCCGTAATCGCCGTCGTTCTGATGGTGGCCTCCTACCTGATTACTTCCTCCATGATTACCAAGCCGGAGCCGGTGAAGCCCAATACCATCGACGACTTCGACTTTCCGACATTCGAGGAGGGCACCCCGCAGGCGGTGGTCTTCGGCGATTGCTGGACGGCGGACTGGATGGTGCTTGCCTATGGAGATTTCCGCGTTGATGCAATAAAGGGGAAGGGAGGTAAGAAGTGAGGGAAGTCGGCGATGCCTGATGAGCCGATGGCTACCGTCCGGCACCTTCGGGAAGCCCGCGTCTGCGCTGCCGGCGCACGCGGGTTCTTTCGCGACATGGGCCTGTCATGGAACGACTTCATCTCTATCGGTGTGCCGGCCTCCGCCCTGGAGGCGACCGGCGACCCCTTCGCCCTGAAGGTGGCGGCCTGCGCCCGCGAGGAGGCAGCCCATGGGCGGAAGCAGTAAGAAACAGACCATCGGCTACCGCTACAGCTTCTTCATCCACATGGGGCTGTGCCGCGGCCCGGTCGATGAGATTGTGCAGGTCAAGATCGACGACCTGGTGGCCTATGACAAGCCGCTGACGGACGACAAGGATGACGTGCTGATCCTGAAGCACGACTTGTTCGGCGGCGACGAGAAGGAGGGCGGCGTCGTCGGCGGCATGTCTGTTCTGATGGGAAAGGCCGATCAGGACATCAGTACCCGCACCGTGACCGATGTGCGGATGTACGGGAACAAGGGCGCTACCGGCGATGCAGTCGGGCAGCTTCCCATCAAGAGTTTCCTGACCGGGCTGGTATCATCCTTCCGGGGCATCACCACCGTCTTCTATCGCGGCCAGATCAGCGTCAACAACCCCTACCCCAAGACGTGGAAGTTCCGCGTTCGCCGCACGAACAAAGGCTGGCAGGGTGATGCACCCTGGTATCCCGATAAAGCGGCGATCTGGATGTATGAGGGCGACCAGATCATCCAGGCGATGAACCCTGCACACATCATCTATGAGTGCATCACTAACCAGGCGTGGGGTAAGGGTCTGCCGGCCAGTGCGATTGACGAAGCCAGTTTCGTCTCGGCGGCCAACACCCTTTGCGCCGAAGGCTTCGGCCTCTGCCTGCGCTGGACGCGGACGAACAAGCTCAGCGAGTTCATCCAGAGCGTCGTCGATCACGTCAACGCCATGCTCTATGTGTCGCGGCAGACCGGGCTGCTGACGCTGCGGCTGATCCGCGAAGACTATGACGCGGCGTCGCTACCCCTCTTCGATGTGGATTCTGGTCTCCTCTCCATCACAGAGGACCAGAAGGCTTCGCCCAACGAGTCGGTTAACGAGATCGTCCTGACCTACCACTCTCCGATTGATGACGGCGACAGAATGGTCAGGGCGCACAACCTAGCGGCGTTTCAGGCTGACGGCGCGGTGCGGAGCACCAAGAGCAACTACGCCGGCCTGCCAACCGCCGAGTTGGCCCTGCGCGTGGCGCAGCGCGACCTGCGCCTTCAGTCTGCCGGCCTGCGACGGCTGAAGCTGGTGATGGACAGGCGGGCATGGAAGATCGAGCCGGGCGGGGTGTTCCGAATTAGGGACGTTCGTAGAGGCATCGACAACATCGTCATGCGCGCCGGCCGGGTGGAAGACAGCACCCTGACGGACGGCAAAATCTCTGTCGCTGCCGTGCAGGACGTGTTCGGCCTGCCGGCCACCAGCTTCATGGGATACCAGCCGAGCCAGTGGGTGCCGCCCGACCGCTCCGCCAGGGTCCCTGAGCAGCGGCGCCTGGTGGAAGCCAGCTATCGCGACATCTTCCAGGGTGTCGGCGCCAGCAGTGCGGCGGAGTTCCCTATCGACGGCGCCGCGTTCATGTCGCTGGCGCAGCAGCCAACGACCCTCTCGCCGACCTACACGCTGCACAGCCGGGCGGAGGGCGAAGACTACGGTGCAGGCACCACCTCCGCCTGGACCCCAACCGGCCTCCTGGTCGCCGCCATTGGTCCAGGCGCCCGTAGCATCTTCGTCGAGGACGTGACCGGCTGGGGCTATATCACCGCCGGCTCCGCTGCGCTGATCGACGATGAAATGGTGCGCGTGGACGCCTTCAATGCCGCTACCGGCGAGATCGTCATCGCACGCGGTTGCGTCGATACCATCCCCGCCGGCCATGCGGTCGGCGCACGCATCTGGTTCTTTGATGAGAATGCAGGTTCGGACGAACGCGATTACGTCGCCGGGGAGACTGTTCACGTCAAGGTCTTGACGCAGACCAGCAGCGCGACCCTGCCGCTCGGCAGCGCACCAGAGGACAGCATCACTCTCGATCACCGCTTCTCCCGGCCCTACCCGCCTGGCGCGGTGCAGGTCAACGGCCTCCCCTTCTACGCGCCGGATGTGCAAGCTGGTGATCTCGCTTTCACCTGGTCGCACCGGAACCGCGTGTCGCAGCAGGATCAGGTCGTTGATCACGCTGCCGGCAGCGTCGCACCGGAGGCGGGCACCACCTACACGATCCGGCTGTATGGCGACACCGGAGCACTGGTTCGCACGCAGGCCGGCATCACCGACACCGCCTGGACCTACGACGCCGCGACGATCGAGGCGGATGGCGTGACGACCGAGGTAGGCGTCGAGATCGAGTCTATCCGCGACGGGCTCGCCTCCTATCAGACCTACAGCTTCAAGGTGCCCCGCGTCCGCCGCGGCGGCTTCAACCGCGCGTTTAACCGCGCCTTCAACAACGGAGCGGCGTGATGCCCGGAACTCCCGGCCCGAACCTGGGTCTTGTCACCGGCTGGCAGCAGGACGAAGATGGCTGGGGCGAGGAGGGGTTCAACCCCAACTTCGACAAGCTCGATGCCCTTGTCCACCTGTCGGTGCTGTCGGCCACGCAAGCGGCGCCGCCCGCCTCGCCGGCCCACGGGGACCGCTACATCGTCCCTGCGGCGGCCTCCGGCGCCTGGGCAAACCACGGAACGCACATCGCGGTCTACCGCGAGGGAGTCTGGGCCTTCTACGAGCCACAGCGCGGGTTCCGCGCCGACGTGCAGGACCAAGCTCCGATCCCCTTCTCGGTCTTCGACGGTACGGCCTGGGCGCCGGAGCCCGGCATCGCGGACGCGCCGAATGATGGCCAGGGCTATGTCCGCCGGGAGGGCGAATGGGTGCCGGCCCCCACCGGTGGTGACGGGGCAGGTATTGGGGAGGCGCCGGAGGACGGGAATCTCTACGGTCGCCGAGACGGCTCCTGGGAGCAGATCGAGCATCCCGAGACCAGCGGGATTGAGGAGGCGCCGGAGGATGGGCAGGGCTACATCCGTATGGATGGCGGCTGGGTCGCGGCGCCTACTCCCGGCGACGGCGGTAACGGGGTCGAGGAGGCTCCGGAGGACGGGACACCCTACTCGCGTCAGGACGGCACATGGGTGCCGTCGCCCACTGGCGGGGGAGGCGATGGCGGTAATGCGGTCGAGGAGGCTCCGGAGGACGGGAAGCCTTACGCGCGCCAGGATGGCGGCTGGGTAGAGATTTCAACCGGCGACGGAGGGGACGGCAATGACGATGCGCCGTTCACCGCGAGGACGTGGCGAATCGCCATCACCGCTAGCGCGGGCGGCTCAAATTTCGGCACTCGCATCGCCGCATTCGACTTGCTGGACGCCGGAGGCAACAGGATAGACATGTCGGCGGCCACTGTTACGGGGTCGGCGCCGCTATCAACTGCCAATTCTGCTCAAATGGCTGTAGACGGAGACGATCAGACTTGGTTCCGCTCCAATGCGTCTCCCTCTGCGATCTCGCCTATCTTCTTGCAGGTGGAGTTTCCTGGCGCTGTTAAGGTCTCGGCGGTTAGACTGGTTGTGCAGGAGAATGTCGGCGGTGCGCCGAGAGATTTTACAGTATTCGGCGACGGCGTTGTGTTGCTGTCCTTGGCGCAAGTGGCTGATTGGGCACTTGGCGTTCCCAAGGTGTACCGCGTTTACGGCGGCAGCTTCTTTGTGCAGGACGCGCCGAAGGACGATAAGACATACAGCCGCAGGAACGGCCAGTGGGTAGAAGCAACTGTTGCCGCGAGCGCACCGTTCGATGTTGGCCTCTTCATCCCTGGCGTTGTGCCGGCCGCTAACGCCCTGCTCTCCCGCTACGTGTTCACGCGGGCAGTCGCCTTCGCTGCGAACCTAACGGGCTCGGTAGGCTACGCAGGCACGCCGCCGACCGCCGGCACGACTCTGGACCTGCGCAAGAACGGCACGTCCATCGGCACGGTGACTTTCGCCGCAGGAGCCAGCACCGCGACGTTTACCACCGCTGCGGCAGTGTCCTTCGCTGCCGGCGATCGCTTGTCTGTCTACGCCCCGGCTGCTGTGGATGCCGCCCTGGCAGACATCTCGGTAACGCTCGCGGGGACAAGGAGCTAGACCATGATTGCGGTGTTCCCTGTGTTCGGCCCTGGGCGCCGCCCGATTGCGAACCAAGGCGCGCTCTATCCCGGTGGCTCCTTCAGCCAGAGCCAGCAATGACAACGCCTATGCCGGTCGATTCGCCGCTACGCAAATCTATCCCGACACCGCACCGCGATTCCGTCTGAGAGGTGAGCCATGACAATCCGATACCTCGATCCCGAGAACGGCAACGATGCAAACGATGGCCTGTCTTTCGGCACCCGCAAGAAGACCTTCGGCTCGGCCACCGCGGGGGCGAAGGCAGGCGACGAACTGCGCGTCATCGCTTCTCCTGAGCCCACTCTCGTTGGCTCGGCAACGTGGACCGACAACAGCCGCTTGATCGCGCTGCCGCCCGGCACGAACAAGGAAATCCCGGTAGGGCCTACCGCGTGGACACCCTCCGCCAATGTCACCGCGACGGTCACTACCTCCGCGCTGAAGCATGGCGCAAGCATCTACCTGCTTTTCGCCAACGGGTTCACCACGGGGAAAGCCGCTTACCGAGCACTCGCTGAGCCGCTCGACCTGTCCACGTTCCAATCTCTCTCGGCGTTCTTCCAGTCCACCGTACCGCTCGCGGCGAACACCTTGGAACTTCACCTCTGTAGCGATCTTACCGGCGACGTACCCGTGGCGGTGTTGCCCCTCTCGGCAGGTGTAGGAGAGACTCTTGGCACCAGTCGCTTTATCACGGTGTTCCGAGACCTCGGAGCCCCGATTTCCGAGGCCGTCCGGTCCATCTCGATCTGGGCGAACACCGACCCCGGCTTCGTGGCGGTGTATCTCAACAATCTTGTCGCCTGCAAAGCGGCGTCTGCACCCGACCATGTGTCGCACACGACGCTGCTCGGGAAGAACACTGAACAGGAGTGGGAGTGGTACAGCCTCGGCGGCATTGACGACAGCGGCGCGCATACCGGCGGGGCATCCACCTCTACGGTAGGACGGCCTTACCGCGGCGTCTCTGAGTCGGTGCCCACTTTCGCGCTCCAGCCGATGTTCCTTGGAGGGGTCCCGAACGACCGGCTTTTGTCCGGCGCGTCGTCGTCTCTCACGCAAATCTCGGGCGGCTGGGACCGCGAGAGCATGGCGCAACAGACAGGAGAATCATGGCTCACGGGCCGGTACAACTCAACCACAGGGCTCGGGTCAAGCGGCTCCAACGCCTTGGGATTCTTGATCTCCAACCTCGGCTTCGCCCATGTTGCCGGGCCTGCTCTCTCGGAAAAGAACTGGCAGATAGACTTGCTGGGCATCCTTGCTTGCGACCAGCAGATCGCGGAACCGGCCTCTGCCTCAACAGGCGGCGGGTCCTACCCGAAGATATGGAAGGTGCGGCAGGTATGGGGCGGAACGACGCCTTTGACAGACCCCGCTATCAACCAACAAGGGCAGGCAGTTTCCGTCTTAGCGGCCGAGCGCGTCCACGGTTTCCCTGGCGCCACTCAACCCGCGGTCTTGCTGAACGGGGACGAGCAGGTAGAGCGCCACCATCGTCTCGTCCGCGTTGACAACAATCGAACCTGGGGCGTGGGAACAGGGGTAGGCACCCGCGCTTCTCTCAGCGGCACGATCTTAGAGAATAACGACACGGCTGATCTCTATGTCGCGCTGGGCAGTGTGCTGAGTGCGAGCGGCTGTGACATGCGAAGCGCGAAAAAGGTGGCGTTCAGTTCGCTCTCCGACCGATGTGCTGCGGCCTACCTCAGCTACGCAGGCCCGGATGGGACCGTGCATGAGACGGTTCGGAACTCCTATACGGTCATCACAGACCGCGAGGTCCGCCACGCGGCCTCCGGGTTCTCCTGGAAGCTGACGCAGGTGGAGGAGCCGCCTTTCACGGCCGCGCTTCCCTCGGAATACGAGGTGGGCCTTGTGGCGGTACGAGCCGGACAGCCCGTGACGATCAGCGCGTGGCTGCGGCGGAACCAGCCCGACATCAACGTCGGTCTTCGGGTTCGGGAGGATTGGGTGACCGGCGTTCAGGCGCAGAACACGTGGATGACGGCCGCGAGCGATGCGTGGGAGCAAGTCAGTCTGTCTTTCACGCCTACGGCCGAGGGCGTAGTCTCGATCTGTCTTGCCACCTTCGGCGGCTATAACCGATCCGCTTGGATCGACGACCTGGCGGTCTCGCAATGAGCCGCCCGGACAGGGCAGACCTGCTGAAGCTGGACTATGGCTTCAACGGAAAGCCTTTCCTGCGAGTGCGCGCAGGCGGCAGCGACGCGGCAGAGTACGGCTGGGATGGCAAGCCATTCTTCCCCGCGCCTGGGGCGGCTGTGACACCGGAGCCTGAGCCGGAGCCAGCAATCGCCCGTCCGGTGCTGTTCGTCATCTCGCAGTAGGGACAGCCGCAGGTTGAGGAACCATCGTCCTCCTGTCGCGTTCTTGGACTCAGGGCCTTTACCGTGTTAGGGACGTGGACCTCCGGGGACGTGGTGCCCCCGCTACGGATGGGATCGCCTTGATGGAGCCACGTCAAACGCACTTCAGGGGGTCCGTCGTCCGGGCATGGCGGGACCTTCGCGTTCGCTGGAGGCGCCCTTTGCGACCCTACACGTTCATCCACCTCTGTCTGTCGGGCGTGCTCGCCTGGTGGGCCTTTGTGCTGTCGATGCCGGGAAGTGTGTTCGCAGCAAGTAAGAGCTACGACATCTTCACCGCCCTGTCCCCGCATGAAGGTTTGTGGGCTGCGGCGTTCGCTGCCTTTTCGGTCTTCGGCCTGGTCGGTGCGGTCTCGCGCAATACCAATCTGAAGTGGTGGTCGGCTCTCGCCCTGGGTGCCATGCACTTCATCGTTGCTGCGTTCTTGTGGGGCGGCAATGCGATCAACACCGGGTCGGGCACCTATGCCATCATCGCCGCGCAGGCGTACTACCTGCTGCGCAAGCTGGTTAACTTCCGAGGAGACCAGTGATGGAGTTCAATACCGGCAACATCATCGCCTTGGTCGTCGGCATCGTCGGCCTCATCGGGTTCCACCTAAACCAGCAGCGAGCCTGGGCGGCGCTTATGGACTCCATGCGGAAGGAGTTCGTCACTGCGCTCGATGCGCTGCGGCGGGAGTCGGAACTGCGCGTTGACAAGCTGGGCGAGTCCGAGAGCAAGGCGCGACATGACCTGAGCAACCACATCCAGGGTATCGTCGGGGGTCTCGGCCGCCGGGTCGAGGATATGGATAAGGTCACTGTCCGGAAGGAGGACCAAACCGCCCTGGAAGCGCGGCTCAACACTTCTTTGGGTGAGATCAAAACCAAGATCGACCGGCATAACGAACAGCTTGGCGATATCCGGCTTCTGAACCAGCGTGTCGAGGGCCTGACCGCCCTGGTCGAGAAGATCGCTACCAAGGTGGAAGCCAAGTAAGCACTAATTAGGGAAGACTCTAGACAGGGAGATTATGCTATTTCGGGGTGACAGACCCCGGAAGCAGGAACCTCCCGATGCCCGATTGGCTCGTCCCCCTCCTCCCCTACATCATCGAATACGCGGCCGTGCCGCTTCTCGTCGCGTTCGTGACGTGGCTGGTCAGCGTTGCGCCCGGCCCCATCAAGACGGCGCTCCAGGCGATCGTGTTCAACAAGGACATGGCGCACCTGGTCGCCCTGCTCGGCCGGGGCGCGGTTGGCGCCTATGCGCTCTACACCAAAGGCCAGATCAGCAATGGTGCGGAGGCCATCAACTACATCATCGGCTACGCGCAGCGGTCTGCGCCGGGTCTGATGTCGAAGCTGAAGCCGGGCGAGGAGCAGATTACGAATCTCGCCACGGAAGCCTGGGAGAAGTGGCTGCTGACGAAGAAGCCCGCCCTAGTGGCGGTCGATACCAGCAAGCCGGAGGCGTGAGCCGTGGTGAACGCAGCACCTCGCCTCGCTTATTCCGGCCCGGCGCGCAAGCTGACGGAGATCGACTTCACCCGCGCCGCCCAGCGGTCGGGCCTGGGGGTGGCTATCATCAAGGCTGTAGACTTAGTGGAGAGCGCCGGCTCTGGTTTCCTATCTGACGGCAGCGGTCGGCCGGTTATCCTGTATGAAGCGCACCGCTTCTCAAAAGAGACGGGCGGCGACTTCGACCGGAACTACCCGAAGCTGTCTGTGCCGTCCTGGGACCGCTCTCTCTACCTCGGCGGTGCTCGCGAATATGAGCGGCTGAACGCCGCCGCCTTACTGGACGAGCAGGCCGCCCTGAAGGCCACCTCCTGGGGTCGCTTCCAGATTCTCGGCTCGAACCACTCGGCGGTCGGATACCCCGACGTGCGGAGCTACGTCGAGGCGATGACCCAAAGTGAGGGCGCGCACCTCGACGCCTTCATTGGCTTCATCCAGGCCAACAACCTCGTCCGCCCGCTGAAGGCGCTCGATTGGGCGACCTTCGCCCGCGGCTACAACGGCACGCAATACCGCCTGAACAAGTATGACGAGAAGCTGGCCGAAGCCTACGCGCGCCTTACCGGCTGGCCTATCCCCATGCCGGCCGCTCTTCGCATCGGCGCCTCCGGGGAGCCCGTGAAGCAGCTTCAGCAGGCACTCATCAAGGCCGGCTGGCGCCTGGCGGTCGATGGGCAATTCGGGCGGGCCACCGAGATCGCGGTAGAGCAGTTCCAGGCGAGCCGTGGCCTCGTCTCGGATGGTATCGCTGGCCCCCTCACCTACGCGGCGCTGGGTCTGTAGGGATACCGGCAGAGTTGGGACGCAGAGCCGCCAGCCCTGCGTCCCGCTCCAATGCCGCCGCCGGATACGAGTCCGATCTGGCGTTCTCATTCTGTTCTATCTATAGGTTGGAGGTCAAGGTGAGAACGCACTCGTGGCTGCGGCGAATTACAACAGGCCCAGGCCGGTAGACCCGATCTGGTATCGGTCTACGCACTCAATACGCATCACCTGCACCTGCGGCCGTGAGCCCTTCGAGCAGAGGCTTGATGCCTTCGCGGCTGACCGGGCGATCCCTGCCAGTACTAAGCTCGGCGACCTGATCCGCCGGCTGCGCTGCCAGCAATGCGGCAGCAGGCCCTCAGCCGAAATCGTGGATCGTCGCCTTTGGTGACGATCCCAGGCTCGGTAGCACACGATAACGTTCACTTATCGTGCCGAAGTGTCCGCCTAGGCTGGCCCGCCACAAAGCCCGCTCTGCCGGCTGATCAGGAGCCCGCTGGCCGCACGCCAGCCCTCTCCTGCCCTCTCCCAGCCCTCCAGGCGCGCGAGCTCGGCCAGTTGCTCCTCCGGCGTCCGCACGGCCGCGACCGGGCCTGACACCTTCTTCCTGATTAGATTCTTAGAGAAAACTGGTTCTGCCACGATCTCTGAACGGGGGGTCGGCAGAAGCGTGTAGGCGTGGCACCAGCGGTAGCCGTGGCCCGGCACTCGGATCGGGAAGCGCCGGACCTGGATGTAGCCGGCCGCCCGGAGGCGCTGGATAGCCGCCTGGACGGTGCCCAGCGCACAGCGCGCCAAACGGGCCAGCGCCCGCATGCCGGGGTTGCATTGCCCTGTCCTCCAGTTCTGGTGGCTGACCAGGGCGGCGTAGACCGCGGCGTCAAGCGGGCTGTGTCGCAGCTTCTTGGTGCCGGCGTGCCGGCGGGTCGGCCCGTGGGCGAGTCTGGCAAGGGCATCGGTATGCGCCGCCGCTTGGGCGCGCGTGATGAGCAGCATCCTGGTTCCTGTCGTCGTTTGACCGACAGCCCGGACAAGCCTCCCCTGATCGCAATTTGGCGCTTGCGTCGGTCGGCTCGTCAGGGCAGGATGCTTGCACTCTTCAAGTGCGGCTCTGCCCTGTGCAGGCTGTCGAGAAAGTCTCCCGGTTGGCGCCGTGGAGACTTTTTTCGTTTCGGGGCTCTAGCTGGTCAAAGACTCCTCTAAAGGGGCGCCTACAGTGCCCGAGCGGGCTGGCTGTAGCAACGCCGTAATTTCAAGGCCCTGCCAGCACTCCCTCATGCTGCGGCTCCAGCATAGCGGCACGACCGCGTGATGCGAAGCTGCGGTGGTGGCATGCTGGCATGCTGGCATTGCAGCACGAGAAAAGCCCGCATGCTGGTCTCCCGGCATGTGGGCGTGATGTCAGTCGAAGCGGTTCATGCCTCGCTTGGTGAACAAGTCGTTCAAAGCCTCCAGGGCAAGCGCCTCCAGGCTGGCGCCCTCCTGTATCTTCAACAGCATGAGCTGCTGCCACGCGCCCGGCGGCATGTGGATCGTCATCTTGCGCTTGCCGACCCTCGACGGCGGCGGTGCAGTTGCGGCCGGTTCCGCTGCGGGTGCGGGTACAGGCGCAGGTTTCGGTTCGGGGGCAGGCGGACGAGTCAGGCCGGCCGTGAAGCTGTAGGCCGGCTGCTCCTTCTTCACTGCTGTCATGCTGCGATGGCCTTGCGCTGCTTTGCTGCCCTGCGGCTTTGCTGCGATGCTGGCATGCTGCTCTGCTGTCGTGCTGCTTCTGTGGCCTGCTGGAGTGCTGCCATGCCATCCTGCTGGCATATCCAGTTCCAAAGGGCGTCGATCTCGGCCGCCGCCTGGCCGCGTGCGCCCCACTCGAAAGCGCCCCGGCCGCTCGGGAGCGGGTGGCGGAAGTCCATGCGCAGCCCGACCCGTGCCGGCACCATATCAGCGCCGCCGTCGATAAGGGCCTTCTCCACCGCGTCGGTGATGCCGGAGGATTGGATGGCGCCGTTCAGGACCACGTATGCAGTCTTCCGGGCGATCTGCGCCGCAACCATGGAGGCGCTGAGCGCACTGAGGTCATAGTCGGACGGCTGGCAGGGAACCAGCACCAAGTCGCTGACCTGCGCCGCCTGGACGCCGACCGTATCAGCGCGGGGTGGCGTGTCGAGGATCACCAACCCGCAGCCCTGCTCGCGCGCCTGCTGGAGCAACTGCGGGAGGGCCGGAGCCTGCGACGCAACGACCTGGGGCATGGAGCCCTTGCCGAGCGTGGCTTCCCGCCGCTGCCCCCATGACCACGCAGTCGCCTGCGGATCGAGGTCGATGATGAGCGGCCCGAGCCCGAACCGCGCCGCCTGGACCCCCAAATTGGTCGCGAGCGTGCTTTTGCCGCAGCCCCCCTTCGAGGACACGAGCGAAATTACCAGCATCCCAACATCCCCCATTGATGCAGCGCCAGCATGACAACAAGCTGTTGTCCTGGCAAGCCATCATGGAGTCATGCTGTTGTTCTGGGATGCTGGCATGCTGGCATCAGTGTCCGGCTTTGTGCGCCGGGCGGCTCGCCACCTCTGCCTGAAGACGCAGTTCATAGGCTTCGCGGCGAAGAGTGTAAGCCTGCTGGCCGAGTGTCTGCGCCTGCTGCTCCATCTCGGCAGCCTTTCGCTCGCAAGCGATGGCGCGATCCAGGAGTTCCTTTACGGCCGGGTTGTGGAGGTCAAAGGCTTGGGCCGTGGACAGCATGCCAGCATACCAGCTTAGCAGCACTGCCGCAGTGATCCTGCCCAACCGCATCCGCTCTGTCGGGACACCGAGGAGATGGCATAGCCGCATGCGGGCGCTGGACAGCATCGCCGCCGCGTCCCTGGCCTTCTCGATCTCGAAGTTCAGCTTGAACGTCACCTGGTCGGCCTCCTTGCTGTTGGTGGCGAGACCGAGCGCGTAGACATGCACTCGACCCATCCGGTGGCCGCGAGTGCGGTTGCAGCCGCCACATGCGACCACCAGGTTGTCTTCTTCGTTCGTGCCGCCGAGCACGCGGGGGAGGATGTGCTCTAGGGTGGCTCGCCGGGGGTGTCCGGGCGGGAGGTCATCGGCGGTGCGGATGCCGCAATAGCAGCAGCGCCAGTTCTGCATGCCGGCCAGCCGGCGTAGCTTCTCACTGATCGGCGACGGGGCGGACATCAGGGAGCCCGCAGCACTTCATCTACCGTGACACCGGCCTCGCAGAAGATGTCCCGTGACGCCTTAGTGCTCTCCGCCCAGCGGGCGCCGTAATCGCCTTCGGGCTCAAAGGTGACGACGCGGCGGACGGTGCGGGCGGTTAGGATCGCGAGGGCGCACTGCTGGCAGGGGAAGTGGGTGGAGAAGATCACCCGCGGCGTGAACCCACTGACGTTGGACAGCGCGTTAGCCTCAGCGTGTCGCACATGGGCGTTCTTCCAGGCTCGATCGAGGAGCCGGCTGTCGTCGGCAAGACCTGGCGGGAGGCCGTTGAATCCGAGCGCCAATTGGTTCGGCTGGTCGCCCAGCACGACTGCGCCGACCTTCGTGGACGGGTCCTTCGAGAAGATGTCGGCCACGGATCGGGCCAGCCGGAGGTGCTTGTGGTCGCGGTCAGTAACGGTCATGCCTGCTGTCTCCGGATGCTTTCCAGCACCGCGTCGATGTTGGAATTGGATTCCGCCAGGGCGGCGTCGATCTTTGTTGTGGCTTGGTCGAAGTCACTCTCGACGTGCCGCAACAGTCCGATGAGCAGGTCGCTCAACTTCGCCTTGGATGCCTGCATGGCGGTGTCCACAGCAGTCCTGGACTGTGTGACCACGCCCTCAAGAGTCGCTGCGGCGTTCTTGGCGCGGAGGAGACGCAGGTAGTCCGCCGCAGTGATCTCGTAGGTGGTGGACAGCTCCTCGCAGTTCGGGCAGTGGAACCGTCGCAGTCGCGCCCGGATGTTCGCCTTGTAATCGGCCGTCATCAGGCGCAGCCGCCGGCCGCCGCACTTGGGGCAGGGGTCAGAGGGTGGGCTGGGTGTCATCGGACTCCCCTCGCTTTGCCTCCCGCACCAGCAGGGCCTTACCCGCTTCCTGCGCAGCCTCCTGCAAGTCCTTGGTGGCGAGATAGTAGTGGTCGGCGCGCTCGCGGATCGCTTCGATGTCATCCCACTGGCGGCGGCGCACGAGTTCATCAGTCGCCCAGCGCAGGCGGGTGGGGTAGGCGGTCTTCCAGGCCATCAGAAGAACATCCTGAGTCCGAGGAGGGCGCCGAGCACGAGGCCCAGCGTTCCGGCTCCTGCGATGATGAGGAAAGGCTTCACGCCGGCTTCGCGTCGGCAGGGTTCACCGGACGCAGGACACCCTTCAGCCAAGTGTCCAGTTGCTCGTGCGTGTAATAGACGCGCTTGCCGAGGCGGCTGTAGCTCGGCCCGCCGCCGCGCCAGGACAGGAACTCCAGCCGCTTCTTCGTCATGTGCTCCAGGCCGCGTTCCCGCAGGTAGGCAGCAGCCTTTTCGCGGGTCAGCAGCGGTGCGGGGGTCGCGGTCATAGAACGAACTTCCCTAATTCAAGGACGGCCGCAGGGACGCGCCAGGTGGCCGGTCTTCGGACAGGGCGGAGGATCGCTGTCGTTGGTGTCCCACGTCATCGCACAGCGGAGACAGCGCATCTGGTCGGAGAACTGAGTTCCTTCGCAGTCCTGCTCCGACATGCTGTTATGCTGCGATGCTGGCATGACAGCTTCCTGCTTTCGCACCATGCGGGCATGCCATCGGACCAGCGTGCGGCTGAACTTCTTCTCGCCATGTTTCGCGATATCGACCGCCTGGTAGACGACGGTGGGCAGGAAGGCAGGCCGACTGGACCCGACGTTGGTGTGGTCGAGGACCCGGTACTCTCTGTCGTCATGCAGCCACACGGAACCCAGCTCGGGCATCTCCAGATCGCGGCTCAACCGGCTTTCCCGCTCGGGAGTCAGCACGTCCACCTTAGCCCGGCGGTCGTAGGGCACCCACTGCTCCTGGCCGATCCCGTTGAAGACGCGGCCACCGATGCGGAAGCTGCGATCCGGCTTCACCCTGCCGATGATGACGCAGGAGACCGAGTTGTCGGCCTCCGTCAACATCGCGTAGTCGCCCTCGATGAACATGGAGCCTCCTTGCTCGCTGGCGTTCATTCGGGGGTCGGCCGAGACCGGCCCCCTAGGTGATCGTCAGTCCTCTTCGGCTTCCGCGTCGGCCGCCAGGTTCGCGTAGTCGGCAGCCAGAGTGTGCAGGACGGCCTCGACTTGCCGCGCGTCGAGACCGCTGCCGTCGCAGACACGGCGCAGCGCGTCTTCCAGGCTTTGCCCGTCCATCAGATGTCGTCCGGGTCTTCGGACGGGGTGACGACGGCCTTGGTGATCGGCTCGCCCCATTCATCCAGTTCCTCCCCGCCCGGAGCCGGCGCGGGGGAGGGCAGGTCGGCGCTCGCGACATGGCCGGTCGGGTAGCTGACGCTGGACTCGCCGGCCGCGAACGGCACGCCGGACGTGCCTTTCATGATGCCGGCGATCAGGACCCGCACGTCGTCGCGGTCGGCTTCCGACACCTCGAAGCGGTCGTTGTTGCCTGCCTCGATCACACCGCGGAACTCAGTTCCCGACACCGCCTGGAAGGCGATCTGCGTCACCCCGTTCTCGTGGCAGTGCTCGGTGCATGCCTTCTTGGTGGTGTTCTTCTCGGGGCGCTCGCGGCCCTGCGGGCTGGCGATGAAATGGCGAATCTTCACGGGGTCGCTCCTAGGGCTTGATGAGGAAGAGGGTGGCGCCGAGCAGCAGGAGCAGCCCAGCGATGACCAGCCGGTAGCGGCGGCGCCGCTGCTGGTCTGCGGTGATGCGGGCGCGCAGGCGCTCGATATCGAAGTCCAGGCGCTTCACGTCGGCCTGTGTCTTGCTGCCCATGGTCAGATGTCATCCGGTTCTTCGGCCGTCGCCGGTTCGGCTTCGCGGGATTCAGCGATGGCCTGTTCCAGCGGCGTCGGCTCGGGCTCGCCGGCTGCCTCGCCTTCCTCGGCCTTCATGGGCACCCGCAGCGACGCATCGTTGGTCGCACCGCGAGGCTGGCCCATGTAGTCCTCCAGCTCGGCCAGGACATCCAGATCGTCCCCCTTGCGCCACGCATCCAGCCAGATCAGGCCGGTGGCCGGCATGTCGCAGGCGTAGTTGATGGCGGAGAGGAGGAAGTCGGCCGCGGAGGCGGGGCGGGCGACCGCCGGCTTGGGCTCGCGAACCCGCTTCTCGATGTGCTTATTCGTGACGCGCGACTTGCCGGCGGCCTCGGCCTTCTCCAGACCCTCCTTCAGCGCCTTGCCGGCGTTGCTGCCGTGCTCCTTCAGCGTCGCGATCGCAGTGGAGGCGGCGGTCTTACCGGAGATGACCATGGTGCGGACGGAGGCCGGAGCGCCCAGCAGCATCAGCAGATCGCCGACATACTTCTTGCTGACGTTGAACCGCGCCGCGATCCGGTCGTCATCCCACCCGAACTTGGTGAAGCGGCCGACCGCGATGGCGAGTTCCATAGGACTCAGCGAGCGGGCTTCCTGGGCGGTCGCCACCATCTCGGCGGTGATATCCTCCAGGGATGTGCCCGGCGGTGCGACAACGACCGGCAGTGCCTCAATCTGGGCACCCTCGGCGATGGCGCGCTTGGCGGCCTCCAGGCGGCGGTGGCCGTCGTAGACGTTGATGAAGGTCTGATCACCTTCCTTCGTAATCAACGCGGCCAGAGGCTTGTGCGGGAGGAAGCCACCCTTCTTGATGGACTCCTTCAGGCTTTCGATGGACTGCTCATAGTCCGGCGCATCAACGATGCGGATGTTGAAGCCTGGCATGATGTGTAGATAGTCCGGCGGGACCATCCAGAGGTCACGGGAGCCCTGCGCCGTCTGCTTCATGACGGTCTTGGCGCCGACCTGAACGAACTCTTTGTCGAAGTCGAGGGGCAGCGGTGTCTTCGCCACGCGGGGGGCCTCCTGTGCTGCGTTTTGTTGGTAGGGAAGTTATACAACCGCAGACACAAGAGGAGTCAACAGTTAGGGAAGTAGAAAGATCAGCAGGGCTACCGCTAGGATCAGCACCAGCACCGCCGCCGGTCGTAGGAGGCGGTGCCACCGGGGAGGGATCAGCCCAGCGACCTGGCCGAGCCACGCCTGGAGGAGCAGGGCGAGTTGCTGGCTGGTCACGCCGCCTGCCCCTTGATCCTGATCTCCCGGTCCTCAAAGACGAAAATGACAGACGCGGATGTGAAGCGGACCTTCACCCGATCCATCTGACCCCACGGGACCCCGAAGTAGCGCAGAGCCTCCTTCATCTCCTCGTAGAATCCCTCCAGGGTCATCTCGCAGGCGGTGCCTTCGCTCATGCACCGGCCTCCGGCACCGCGACGGCCGGGATCAAGGCAAGAATGGCTTCCTCCGTCTCCTCCCAATCCGCCATGCTTTCGGCGCCGTCGCCTGGATAGTTCCAGGCCCCGGTGTCCGGCTCCTGGCTGCCGTGCTCGGCGTGGTATGCGGTGTGCTTCTTGTTCAAGATCGCAGCCGCTTTCCGCAGCCCGGCCTCCTCCCCCTCTGTCCTCGCTTGATTTACGGCGGCAGCGTGGTCATCCGGGGTTAGGCAGGGGCCAACATAAGCATAGGCAGGCATCCAAGTCGGACGATCATCTATCAGTTCGTCAGGGCTGACTCGCCGCCCACCAATCGCCCATTTCTGTGATCTCGCATACCACTTCACGGGGTAGTCGGAAGCAGGGATCACGCCTGGACAGGTCAGCCAGTGGTGGCCGTCCCTCT